ACACGCAGTAGTCATAGAAGATGAAGTACCCGAGAAAGTGGAAACAAGAGCCAAACTTGGTGACTTGTGGAAATTGGGGGGGCATAGACTTATTTGTGGGGATTCCACAGATGCGGCGGTAATAGATAGGCTTATGGACGGGGTAAAGGCTGATATTGTTTTCACCGATCCGCCGTACAATATACAAACAAAGGGTGGATGCGTAGGAGCTGTGGGTCAGGCTTTGCGCAAACAAGGCGAGGATATAGAATTTATCGCAGATTTTCATCCTGATGAATTTTTAAACGTGATGCCCATCGTTTTTAATGGGAACATGAATGCTTATGTTTTTTGCAACAAAGAATTGTTGCCTGATTATCTGAATTGGAGCAGGGATAACGGCTATTCATGGAATGTGCTGGTGTGGAAAAAGCCGTCTGCAATTCCGATAGGAGATAGCCACAGGCCCGATATCGAATATTTGTTGTTATTCAGAAAAAATGCGATTTGGAACAATGGAACAGATGCGAACTATTCAAGGTGTCTGCAATATGACAGAGTAAAAAAGAGCGAAGAAAACGGAAAACATCCAACGTTAAAACCTATTGAGTTAATAGCAAATGAATTAAAAATATCAAGCAATAAAGATTCCGTGGTTGTTGATTTTTTTGGAGGAAGCGGAAGTACACTGATTGCTTGCGAGCAGTTGAAGCGCAAGTGTTATATGTGCGAACTTGACCCGAAATATGTTGATGTAATAATTCAGCGATGGGAAAACTTCACAGGACAAAAAGCCGAGTTAGTCGAGAAACCATAAAAGGAGAGTGACGAAATGGCAAAAGAAAAACTTAGTCTGCAGGAACAGGCAAACAAAATCTTAGAACAGGCGCAGGAGAAAGGAGTTCAATCGAACTTCTTTTTTGTTACAACATTTAAGCGTTATCAAGTACAGATGGCAACACTTGCCAAACTTGAAGAGGCGATAAAGGCATACGGCCCGACAGTTGAGAAGGAATATGTAAAAGGCCGTCAAAACCTCGTTGTAAATCCTGCCATTACCGAATACAACAAAACGTCAACGGCGGCAAATGGTACAGTTTCAACGCTGATAAACATTATCAAGACGTTATCCAACGAGCCAGATGCAATAGATGCCCTGTCAGAGTTTTTGAATGGATAATTTTATCTATTCGTATTACCAAAAAATAAATGACGGCTCTATTGTGGTGGGGAAATGGGTTTCCAAGCTATATGAAATCATTGTGAACGGGATTGAGGACGGCACTTATATTTTCAATCAGCAGAAAGCAGACAGGGCAATAAAATTTATTGAGACTTTCTGCAGACATAACAAAGGGAAACTCGCACCAAAGCAATTAAAGTTGTCATTGTGGGAGAAGGCTTTTATTTCCTGCATATTTGGGATAGTAGACGAGAACAACAAAAGGGTTTTCCGTGAGGTTGCTCTATTTGTGGGCCGTAAATGCGGCAAAACACTTCTTGCCTCGGCAATAATGGCATATATCGTTTATGTTGACGGGGAGTTCGGTTCTGAAATATATTGCGTTGCTCCCAAACTAGATCAATCGGATTTGGTTTTCAGTGCTTTTGAATTTACAAAAGACAAGAACGCCGATTTAGCAAGGCGGACACGCAAGAGAAAAAATGATTACATCGTAGACAGTACGAACACGACCATTAAAAAGATAGCGTTCAACGAAAAGAAAGCGGATGGCTACTCGCCGATGCTTACTGTTGCCGATGAAATGAGTTCATGGCCTGCGGAGCGCGGTCTTAAACAGTACGAAGTTATGGTATCGGGTACGGGCGCAAGGCAAGAGCCGTTGACAGTATCGATTAGTTCGGGCGGCTATGTCAATGATGGAATTTACGACGAATTGTTTAAAAGAGGTACACGCTTTTTGCTAGGTGAGAGCCATGATAAGAGGCTTTTGCCTATTTTTTATATGATTGATGATATTGAGAAGTGGGACGATATAAACGAACTGCGTAAAAGTTTGCCAGGCCTTGGCGAGTCCGTTTCCGTTCAATTTATTCTCGATGAAATCGACACGGCCCGAGATTCACTTAGCAAAAAGACGGAATTTCTCTGCAAATATTGCAACTTGAAACAGAATAGCACGTCAGCGTGGTTATCCGCTCAGACAGTAGAGAAAATGTGCGGCGAACCTCTGAAATTAGAGGACTTCCAATCAAGTTACTGCGTAGCAGGGATAGACCTCTCACAAACAACGGATTTAAGCTCAGCCGTGATTTTGGTTGAGAAGGACGGGGAGCTATACGTTTTCGCTAAGTTTTGGTTGCCCTCAGAGAAGATAGACGAGGCAACCGAACGCGATGGCATTCCGTACAACATTTACATCCAAAGAGGATTGCTTGAACCATCTGGAGACAATTTTATCGACTATCACGATTGTTATAATTGGCTCGTTTCGATGGTTGAACAATATGAATTATTGCCGTTAGTTGTCGGGTATGACAGATATTCGGCGATTTATCTTGTGCAGACGTTAGAACAGTACGGGTTCAGAACCTCGGATGTTTTTCAGGGTGATAATTTGTGGCCCGTATTGCAGGAAATGGAGGGCCTTTTCAAAGATGGCAAAGTTCACATTGGAGATAATGACTTGTTAAAAATCCACTTACTCAACGCCGCAATCAAAATGAATGCGGAGAGAGGAAGAGGAAAACTTATAAAAATAAATCCGTCACAACACATTGACGGCGTGGCGGCTCTTGCGGATGCGTTTTGTGTTCGTCAGCACGACTATAACGAAATCGGAGAGAGGTTAAAGAACGAGTGAGGTAGTTGATATGTCTTTATTTGATGCGATATTTCGCCCAAAACAGGCAAAAGAGAGTCAAGCGGCGTTGAAAGATGCGCAAGGCTATTTCAAAACGATAACAGGCTATGAACCTGTTTTCCATACGTGGGAGGGCGCAATATACGAAAGTGAACTCGTTAGAAGTGCGATTGATGCCAGGGCGAGACACATTTCCAAGCTAAAGTTTGATGTGTTCGGGTCGGCGCAGGGTCAGTTGCAGACAAAACTTAGGCAGGGGCCGAATCAATGGCAGACTTGGAGCGCATTCCTTTACAGAGTTTCAACTATTCTCGATAACCAGAATACGTGTTTTGTGACTCCGATTTTCGACAAGGATATGAAAATAACGGGGTATTATCCCGTAATGCCCGAGCGTTGCACGATTGTTGAGTATGAGGGTCAGCCGTGGCTTAGATATAAGTTCAATCATGGTGACTACGCCGCAGTTGAACTAAGAAAAGTTGCTATCCTTACTAAGTTTCAGTACAAGAGAGACTTTTTCGGAACTGACAACGGGGCATTGAATAGCACTCTGGATTTGATTGATATAAATCGCCAAGGCATAAAAGAGGGCGTTAAGTCGGCGGCTACTTATCGTTTCATGGCACAACTTAACAATTTTACTAAGCATGAGGACTTAGTAAAAGAGCGCGAACGCTTTAGTGAGGAGAATTTCTCATCGGAGGCAAAGGGCGGCGGACTTCTTTTGTTTCCGAACACATACGCCAACATAAAACAGATAACATCGACTCCGTACACAATCGACAAAGATCAAATGGAGTTGATACAGACAAATGTCTTTAACTACTTTGGAGTCAATGAGGACATTCTGCAGAATAAGGCATTTGGCGATAGTTGGTCGGCATTCTATGAGGGATGCGTTGAAGTGTTCGCAATCAAGTTTTCCGAGGCTTTAACAAAGGCGATGTTCTCGGAGAGAGAAAGAGCAAACGGCGCAACAGTAATGCTAACCGCTAATCGTTTGCAGTACATGAGCAACAAAGACAAAATGACGTTTACAACGGAGGGTCTTGATCGTGGAATGTTATCCGTGAACGAGGCCCGAGAAGTTTGGAACCTGTCACCCGTTGAGGGCGGCGATGTTAGAACAATTCGCGGAGAGTACAAAAACGCGAATGAATTGGAGGATAAAGACAATGAGTGAAAAGAAGATATTTCGTGATTTTGTGTGCGAGGTAAGAGCCGCAAACGATGAGGAGAGAGGAAATTACATCACAGGACAGCCGATAGTATTCGGCGATATGTACGATGTGGGCGGAATGTTCGGCGAGACAATCGATGAGGGCGCGTTGGATAACACAAACCTAAAGGACGTGCGATTCCTTGTAAATCACAATTTCTCAATGATTCCACTTGCTAGGAGCAGGAACAACAACGCCAACAGTACAATGCAGTTGGAAAAGGTGCAGGGCGGCTTAAACATCCGCGCTAACCTCGATACAGAGAATAACGCAACCGCAAAAGAGTTGTATTCGGCGGTTAGTCGTGGTGACATTTCTGGAATGTCTTTTGCGTTTTTGGTCGATGGGGATACATGGGAGAACTTAGACTCCGATTATCC